GAACCGCGCCGCGATGTCCGCAGCCTCAAGCCGGGCAGATTGCACCTCTTGGGCCAACCCTATTAGCTGTTTAGCCTGCTGCGCGTTCTGGTCGGCTAGGATGGCCAAAAGCTGCGTGTCATAAGCCGCATCACCGCCTTGCCCGCCCGCTTGGTTCACAACAGTCTCGATAACCTCGCGCAGCGCGTCCTTCGCGGTGCCGTCAGGGTTCACCAGCGGCTCATTCGGGCCAGGCGATGCAATGGGGAAGCGCACATCCCTTGTCATGACTTCACGCGATCCACTGCAATCCCCGTGACCGTAGCAGGCACCGGATCCGATACCGCGACCTCTAACAGCATAACAGGCGGGCTAAACCGCCCTAGCATCCCAAAGATTGCGCGCGTCAAGTAATCACCAATCTTCCCAAAGCTGCGAGTTAGCTCCTGCGACCATGTGCGCCCATCGCGACTATAGCGCAAAAGCACTTGCGGGTCACTGCCTTGCCCCGTCAGCAGCCCCACGCCAGTCATTAGCTCAACAGTGACATTCGCGACAACAGGCCGGGCATCCTCGACAGGAACAATAGCCGTGGCCACGCGCCGGACTGCGTTGCCGTTGTGCGTGTAAACGTCGCGATCTACTTGGTAGATGTTCCCCGCCGTGGCATCGCCCGCAAACACATCCCCATCTTTCTCGACAAAAATATGAGACAGATAACGCGCTGCGTTAATCTCGCGCCTGCGGTGCCATGTCTGCGTGGCTACATCATAGAAGTAGTCGCCTACGCCCGGCATGTGGACACCAACAAACGTATGCCCGCCCCATTGATGCGCGCTAATGCGAACGCTTGCCCGGTCGGCAGTCGCCACGTCCTCTAGCAAGCGCTCAATCGTGTGCGTCGATATCCGGCGTGGCTGCATACCGTCCAAGCGGTAGACAATCCCATCGTCAGCAACAACAAACAGGCCAAAGTCAGCAGATGCCACCGCATCGCGCCCCATGATGCCCTTGTTAACCGCAAAGCCTGGACGGCGCACAAAAGGCGTTACAGTGTCGCCCGTCGAAACCCAGCCCTCAGTTGATTGCGTGCCAAACAGGAAAACAGTGTCGCCGTAAACGTGAAGTGCAAGCAGATTGTCAGGCTCAGTCTCAGCCGTGGCGAAAGATGTATTCTCAACCGTTGTCGCGTCTGCCGGGTCGCTCCACCAAAAACGCCCCGTGCCGTCCTCAAGAAATACATGCCGCTGCGCAATCTCAGCGCAGTCCACAATATCGCCGGTAGATGCGCCAACTGTGATGGATGCAATGGACCCCGTATCGACCTTGTAAGCGGTTCCGCCTGCTGTCATTACGCAATCTAGTTGAGATCCGGCAAAGCTAACGCCATCCGTGCCCGTAATCGTGCCAACCTCTGTCAAGGTGCCGCTAGAGTTGACGCGATAAACGCGCAGCCCCGCAGCCGCGATAATGTCGCCGCTCAATAGCCCGTCAGCTTGAAACAAGCCACGCACAGCGCCGTTTAGGCTCGCTGCGAAGCTTGACAGCCCAGGGGTAGGGATAAGCCTATACGGGCGGTCTACGCGGTCGCCTGCCGCCTCGGCATACCAATTCTCTAGCTTTAAAGCTGGTAGCCCGTATGTGTCAGCGGAATAGGCGTTAGCGCCAAGGGGAATGTATTGCATCAGTAATACAGTGCGCAGGTGTCAGCGTCAGGCTTTGAGACAAAGCGGCGAAGGTCGCGCAACGCTTGCGGGCGTCTTGCGGAATACGGGTCAGCCTGGGAAGGAGGCAAGAATTCATGCGCCACCTCTGCCGCTACATAATTTCGATACGCATTGGCAACCCCGTCAGGAATTGCGCTGCTCTCCCAGTATGCAATCTCGTCCGCCTCAAGCCATGATTGGCAGCGGTCAATTGCATCCTCAGTAACGCTCGCGTCATGGGCGTTCGCGGTCTGCCCTTCCGGCAGCTTGGCCAAGTAACGCAACACCAAATTCCGCATATCTGCTTTAGTCAATGCCATGACGCGCCCCGTTATCAATCATCCTTGGGCTTGATTGCCCGTGTTGCCTTTTTCTCAGTGAAGTGTCCGTTACCGCGCAGCTTGGCAACAATCGCGCGCTCTGTAACCTTGGTATATGCCTTGCGGCTAAACTCGTATCCGAAAACTTCCACACCCTCGCGGGCATCCTCGGCATTCGGATCGCCGGTAAACTTGAAATTGGCCATATAAACCCCGGAAAGATGGGGAGAGCCGAAGCCCTCCCCGCCATTCATTAGCTGTCAGCAACAGCCGCAAAGTAACCCGTGACCATGCCGTGGTCTTTCAGGTCGTCGGTATCGCCAGATCCAGAACCAAACGTCATCTTTTCGATGCCGCCCATTTCCATGATGGCGCAACCTTTCTTCCGGCCATAGTCAAACAGCTCCTCAGCAGACTTCCAGCGTTCTGCTAAACCGTAGCCGAGAGCCTGAGCGCCGCAAAGGTAGACCGGAGCCACGTCGATACCACTAGCACCAACGCCGGAGATTACTGCAATGTCCTCGATCTCTTTGACGATGATGCCATCCCAGAAGATGTCGCCACCTTCAAACAGGCGGGAGTTTTCCATCTGGAGGGAGACGTCACGCTGCGCCTCCTGGATAGCAGTGTCAGCCTTCAGGTCACGCATAACCAGAGACGGGACATAGCAGGTGTAGTAATAACGCCCGTTTTTCAGACCCTCATCACGCACCGGGCGGATTTTAGGGTTAGCCGTGCGAGCTAGACGCTTCAGGAGCGAGAGCGCGCCAGTGTCAAGCTGGTCATTTGTATTGTCGATATTCGCCAGAGACGCGGAATGGTCGTTAGACGAGTTATTGCCAACAGCAGCGCCAAACAGAACGCGGTCAGCGTTATCTACCAGCCATGCATCCTTGTTACCCTCAGATGCGGAGCCGTAAGCGGTGCCGTTAATAGAACCTAGGGCCGTAATGATACGGTCGCGGGTGTTCTCCATCGCCCAGTCCTTCAAAGACGCCTTAGCGGCCTTGCGGAGGTCAATAGACGAGATCTGGGCTTCCCAGCGGTCAGAACGAACGCCGTTAGCGCGCTCTGCGATGGTCAGCTTAAAGGAACGGCTATCAAGCGCCTCCTCGTTGCCTTCCAGCGTTGCACCATTGGTTACACCAGCGCCAGAGAGCTTATTGACCAGCGCAAACGTTACGCTGTCGCCCTGCTTGGCGGTCAGGTCCTCTTTGACCTGAATAATAGAGTTTTGATCAGAGCCCATTTCACGGGCGAAGCGGTTCTCTGCGAGATGCTCGACAAAGAATTTATCGTCCCACTGTTGAACAGTAAGGCCGGTAGCAGCAGACGTTTCAGCCATGCTTTACTCCATAATATGCGTGCTTGACGCGATTGAACAGTTATCCGCGCTGCCCTAGTGCCGCCTCTAGCGACGTAGGGCCGGCCCAGGATGGGCCTTTGCGCTGCCCAGCGTTCCGCGTAGATGCGAAGTTAGCCGGGACGGGTTGATTAGGGACTTGTGGCGATGCTTGCGCCGCTTCTGCTTCAAGCCTTTCGCGAATTTCAGCCTCTACCCGCTCGCGATATGCTTGCGGGTCGTCGCCAATCTCTTGCATGGCCTGGTGGCGCTTGTACTCCTTAACCGCATCGCCGCATGGGTCCTGCGATTGAGTAAGCCGCTGCACAACGCTGGGGTTTTGGTGGAGCCACTGGTTAGCGGCCTCCCAAGTCTCTGCGCCGTGAGCCTGTCGCGTCATCATCTCAGACATTTGCAGTCGCGTTTGATATTGCGCCTGCTCGATCTGTTGCTGAATTGCTGCTTGGAAGCCTTGCGGGTCGTCGTAAGCATCCGGCAAGCCTTGCGGCTGGGCGTATTGTGCGAGTTGCGCTTGCATTTGATGCTCACGCTGGCGAATAGCTTCTAGCTCTCGCTCATACTGTTGCCGCTTTTCCTTCTCGTCTTTGTATGCGTGGTATGACCAATCTTCTGGCTTGTCGTCTGCCTTTTCTTTCTTGGCAAACCTGCCCTTTTTGTCCCGCGATGCTTCTGGATCTGTTTCTTCCGGCTTTTCCGGTTCCGGTTGCTCACCTGCATCCACAGTCTCTTGCGTAGCTTCAGCCTCTACGGCCTCTGCCTCCATCTCCGGGGCGTTCTGATCCTCGGCCTCGCTCACGTTACCGTTTAGAGCGTCTTCCAGTTTAGTAGTCATTGCATACACCTCGCCCGTCATAACGTCGGCGTCACGTCAAGCCCGTACAGTCCCGGCTTCGGACAAAAGGGCGTTGCCCCAATTACTGCAAGCGCGGCGTAGATGCCTCTGCGGCCTCTGATGCGGCTTGCGTAATGCTTTTCATGGCGTCGGCGCGCTTCTTCGCCGTGTCCGCCTGCGTGTTCTCAATGTCGCTTTGTTTGCCAGCCATCTCTAGCTGCGCGGCCTGCTGCTGCATCATCTGCTGCATGGCCTGAGCTTGCGGATCGTCGCCGCCCTGCAATGAGTCCAGGATCTTCTGCTTGTTGCGCAGGTTCGGGGCCATCTCTACGGCCATCGTTGCGAACTGCGGGGGCATCTGGGCCAGCACCGGCAGGATCTGCATAAACTGCTCGAACGTCTCGCCCTGAAGGCTCACAGTGTCCGGGGCGTCATCAATGATGATATCCACATCCATTTGCGCTACCGGGTTCTGTACACCCACCACGCGCCCAAACGGATCCGCCATAGGAACATTCATGCCGACAAACTGCGCCGCGCCCTCGTCATCCGTTACCCGGATCCATCGCTGATCATTCCAGAACTGCTTGATGCGCCGCCAAATCATGCGATAGACCCGGCGGTCCCATTGGCGAAGGCTATCGAGCAGGTCGCCCAGCTCAATCATCCCACCTTGCTGCTGCGCCTGGATCGCCCGGCCCGATTGCCCGCCTGTCTCTTTGCCTGACAGCGACGGGTTAGGACCCATAAGGTCAATTTCAGACTTGGCCTCTTGCAGCAGAGTTGTTTGCCCCATTGCAAGGTCAGTCGTGTTCAGGACGTTGAACGCAAAGCCGGGGTTAGTCTCAATATAGCCATTCGGGCGTGATAGCTGCCGCTTGGCTTCTGATACGTCATCCACTGCGCCCTTTTCGGCCTGCACCTGTCGCATGGTCAGAAGGTGGAGGGCCTTGGATCGGCGCTTGTTGATCTCGTCCTGCGGGTCAATCATCTCCCGGACAACGCCATAGCGATTGTTCTCGCGGTCAACATAAGCGGAGATGCACACGAACGGGTGCTCTGGGCGCCCGTGCTCGTCAACGTAAGGACTGATACCGCTGGCCAGCTTCATGCTGTCAATGAACTCGCAGAAATACCAGCCCTGCGGGGTATCGTGCCACATCTGCACAACGCGAACGCGGTTCCGGGTCCGATCAGTCCAGAGCGTATAGCGCGGCTTGTCGTCGTATGTGTCGCCCACGTCCTCATTGCCAATCATGGCGGTTAGTTGATCTGCGTACTCCTCGCCGTACTTGGCAACAACATCATCCACGTCCTGCCAGATAACCATTCCCAAGTACTTGGCATCAGAAAAATCAGGGTTAGACGAGTGAGGATCAGCAAAGAAACGATCAAAAGGAACGAGGTCTGCGCTGATTTCTGTCTGCCCATCATACTTCTGCTCTACGCCGATTTGCACCGCGCCAATGCCTTCAATAAGGCTATTCTTCCAGACCTGGGCGCGCACCGTGTCCAGCTCGACATTCTCAGCCACATAGCGTAGGGCATCCGTTGCGGCCTCTGCCGCCTCCTCATGGTTAGGCGTGCGAGGATAGGCTCTAGGGTCAGTGCGCTGCTGCTTTTCCAACCCCGTGAGATAGTCAATCTTGCGCTTGATGCGGTTGATAACAACAGGCGGCTGTCCGCGCTTTTTAAGCTCGCTAACCTCCTCGTCAGTTAGCTGCTTGTTGTCGTAATAGTCCCGGTCACGCTCGGCCCGCTCCCGCGCATCGCGCATGGCGTCCTCTGCCGCAACGAACCATTGCGAAAGCTGGGATGTGCTTACATAGTCTTCCAATTTTCGCCCCCGCTGGACGGCTTCCGGTATCTGCTTGCCGGTGCCTTGGGTTTTTGTTGTTGTGGCTTTGGTCGCACTTGGCAGTTGACAGCGAATTCGCCGAACGCGTCCGCGCCGTGGCTGTTCTCGTCATGCAAAGGCCCGCTATATGTCCCGGTTGCAGCGTTTAGCCTGCGCCGGTAGTTGCGGATCCTCTTAATGCCCTGCTGCGTCGTCTCTTTGTTGAAGCTTACAATGGGCATGATAGCCCGGCTTGCGTTGATCCGCTCGGCAGGCCCTTGAGCCACACCCACCCGGATATTGCTCATTCCCAGCCCCATCAGCGTCTGATAGCGGCTCTTTGCCCCCGCGCCCCATTCCCTGACCTTCACGTCATGCGGCATATAGTGCGCTGCGTATTCGTAAGGTTTAGGCTTGATAGCCTCGGCAATAATCATCTCAGCGCCATCGCCGGATGTTTCATAATAGTCTATGGCTCGGACCTGCTGCCGGTTCTCCTGGAAATACCAAACAGCCGTGTAATCATCTACACCGATATCCCACGCCGTATAGACCGGCAGGGCAGGGTCATAAGCAAAATCACCTATGCGGCCTTCCTTCTCAGCCTGGGCCAGTAGTCGGGCGTAATATGCACCCTCAGTAACTATGCTGTATTGACCGCCCCAAACATGCGCGGCCTTCTCAGGATCCGCCACATAATCCGCTTCCATGTCCACACGCAGAACAGATGGGAACCACGGATTGCTGTCATAGTTGACCTTAACGCAGATGGCGTCATCTCGGCCCTGCTGCTGGAAGAACACGTCAACCGGATCGTCCTCGATGTCAGGGTTCCAGGAGATCCGAATCTCCGAACCCTCTTTACGGATAGTCGGGCGAAGCATGTCAAGTGAGCGCTGGCTAAGGCTCTGCGCCTCCTCCACCCAGGCTATGTCGTAACCCTCTAGAGATTTAATACTCTCGGCGCTGTAGTGCTGCATCCCCCGGAAAATGATAAGCGAGCCGTTAGCGCCCCTGACCTCTGTGTCCAGCACATCAATGATCGAGCCCAGGCCTAGCTTTTGGATCTTGTCGGAAAGTAGCTGTTTGACACTGTCCTTAATGGTGTTCTGTACCTCACGGATACACACCGCCCTAACCGGCCGCCTATAGCACTCCTCAACAATCAATTCCGCGAAGAAATGAGACTTGCCAGAGCCTCGCCCGCCGTATGCTCCCTTGTAGCGCTTAGGTGCCAGGAGCGGCACAAAGTCCCTAGGTGTCTCTATCTGTAGGGTCGACAATACGGCGCTCTACTACGTTGTGTTGATGGTTCATCGGGTTATCTGGGTCGCCAGAGTGCTCTACTGCTTTTAGATCAGGAATAACTTTTCCCAATAAAGTCTTAGCCGCGTTAACTTGAGATGGCGTCATCTCTACCTCGCCCATCACATGCTTGGCCAATCTATTGATGATTTGGCTACCTTGGATCTTCTCCCGGATCTCGTCAGGAGTGCGCCATCCCTTTTTTCTTGGCATGTCTATCTCCCGTAGTACTTGATGCGACTGCCTTCATAATTCACTACATGCAAGCGTAGCTCTTTAATGGATCCTGCCGCCGTGGTGATGCGGCTGTCGACATATCCAGTAGAAGACCCTGAAACCGTAAATGTGGCCGTTGTTGTGGTATTGCTTTCAGATGATACCGACGCGCCCTCTGCGTCATTTGTTACGCTCGAGATTGTGTCGGAGCCCAGCCAATCAGACCAATCAACCGTGACCGGCAGGCTCTCATTACGGTCCATGATAATCTCAGCCGCGTTGCCGCGACGAAACAGGCCGCGCGTCACCATACGCCCATTCTCCAAAATTTTAGCTAGGCGATTTGTCATATAAAAACCCAAAAGCCCCGCAAGCCGAAACCTGCGGGGCATATGTTGGCGGGCAGACCCTTTAACAGCGCGCCTAAATGCGACGCCGCACCAAAATTAAATCAAGCCCTGCGACCTTGCGCATCCTTAACGCATACATGACCTACAGAAACAGCAGCGTCAGGCGCTTGCTCGTATAGATCCCGCGCCGCCTCATAGCACTCCGCAGCCGTCGCGAAGGTTAGGCGATGCTCCGCCTGGATCTGCTCTGGCTGGCCGCTCTCATTCAACACTATAATCATAATGAGCAGCTTCCACATATCAAACAGCCTTTACCTTGTCGCTCTTGGGGATATGCCCATCTCGAACGTATCTCTCTAGCGTCGTTGCTAGGCGCATAACGTCATCGCCGTAAACGCCCTCCGGGGAGCATTGGAATGCGAACACTAAGCACCACTTGCGAAGCTCGCGCTCGTTATCATCCAACCCAGACTCCATCGCCTCTTGCATAACAAGAACCGGGTCCAGATCCGCACTAATGCCCTGCATGGTGCCTCCGTAGGGTGCGCGGCTCACACGCCCTGAGTTAAGCATATTAGCTATATTGGAGTTGACGGGGCCGCGCGTCTCTGTAATGCGCACCTAACGCATTATGAATAACGGCCCCCTTTTAACACAATATATAGCATAAGTCAATAACGCGAGGCGCTACATATTGAGGTAACGCCACATCTGCCGAGGCCAGACAATAGCCTCTCCGAACGCCTCAAGCCGTGGATGGTCTACACCCAATAGCTCTAGGTCAAGCAATGCGCGGGAGTAGTACGCCCCAGCGGCGAACGCATAGAAGGCCAGGAGAGGCGACCAAATAAGAAACGTTAAAGCCCAAAACATATCAGCCCCCGATCCGTGTGCTAGACCGCGCCGCGCTCATATCTACATAAGACGCAAACAGCGCAAACAGTGCGTTAATAACCTTCATGACTAACCCCTTTCAAAAAAACGCCGCAACGCTTCAGCGCCCGCAGCTAGATCCGCCAAGCAATGCCGCCTATGCGGTAGATTAAGCGCGTGAACAGCATCCCGCGCCCCCCTCCCAGCCTGTAATAAAGCATCGTCGGCTAGGTCGTAGAACTTGCGGGCATTCTCCTGGCGGTCAATAGCTTCCTGCTCGCCACCGGATAGCCCCTTTACCTTTTGCCCGTAATCCGCCACGCCTGTTTGCTCAACAAAGCCAGCACGGGCGCGCGCAATTTGGAAATTGTCTAGCGCCTCCTTATGCTCGGGCCGGAGCGGGAGATATGACAGAACATTGCCAACCTCACCACCATTGGCATCGGCCTTGTGCGCTTGCATCTGATCTGTCGGCCCTACGCTTTGCGGCTCGCGCTCACTGTTGCGGATTGCTCCGCTTGGCTTGCGCTTCCTAATCTTGCGGGGGCGTCCAGGTCTAGCCATTATCAATCCATAAACAGGCAAACGGTA